CAAGCCAGTAGTTAAACCTATAACCCCTGTTGTAGGCGGTGGGGAAATATCTAAGCCACAGCTCAGACTAGATGCTGCTAACTCGACTTCTAGTAAAGCAACTGGTTTACAGATGCGCGGTAACCGATTAGTTAATGCAACTGGGCAGTACGTATCAGATGCTGATGCATTAAAAATCATGGAGTCGACGCTAGATGGTAAATATTCTAAGGTCCTTAAAAACTTAATCAAGCTGTTTAAAGCAGTAGGTATTGTTTTTGCTATTGCTTCTATATGGGAAATATATAATGTATTGAGTAGTGATTTGTCAGACGACGAAAAAATGGTGGCTCTTGGCCCAGTTGTTGGTGGGATTGTTGGCGGTGTTGGTGGTGCTGCAATCGGAGCAGCTATCGGCGTTTGGGGTGGACCTTGGGGTGTATTCATACTTGCAACCGTTGGCGGTGTTGGTGGTGCTTTAGCTGGTGATACACTGGGTTACTATGTTGCTAAATGGGCGTTTACTGCAAAACCAACCGAAGAAGAAAGAGCACAAATGACTGTAAGACCAAGACCAGCTGGTGGGCATGCTCTACGAAACTGGAATAAAGCTTTCAGGAATACTCACAATGCTGATGGAACTCCAATGACTCAGATGAGACCAGTAGGTTCTGGTCGCGGTGCAGTTAATGAAGTTCCCGGTGAGAGAAGAAACTACGTGTTAAAAAGAGAAGCACAAGTGTTAGACACCTTACTGGATGCAGAGATACAGTATCAAGAACAAAAACAAGAAACACAAGATAATATTAAAGCACTAGAAGACTATCTTGGTATAAGCTACGCTCCAGGTGCACTAGGCGCTAGATTAAATACAGTTACAGGTGGCGCTGGAGGCGGGGCTTCATTCAATATGATTAACGCACCAGTAACTAACGTTACACCAGTAACTACAAATGTTGGTGGATCTGATGTTAAACAAGTAACGTTTAATGGTGGTAGTGGAACGGGTGGGAACGGTACTAATCCGTTTGATTATGGATTAACAGCAGCTTGGGCTTAATTCTAGACAAAAAAAAGAGGAGTGATTAAACCCCTCTTTAAACTCGTTACATTATGTTTTTTATAATAATTGTGAAATCGTAAAAAACATTGTATATCCAACTATCACTATTAGTGCAGCCATTGATACAGTATCACAAAAGTGTCCGTCGCATTCCTTTATCCAAGAAATAGTTCTTTTCATTGTTTACCCCTCCCGAAGGGTATAATCTTACTCTGTTAAAAATGATTTTTTACTTGGCGTTTTACCGCCACCAATTGTTACTTTGCGAGGTTTCTTTTCATCGGGAATTACATTTTCGAGATTGATAGTAAGAATACCGTTTTCAAGGTCGGCACCTCGAACTACAATTGTGTCTGATAGTGTAAAGCTTCTTCTAAAAGCGCGCGCTGAGATACCCTTATGGAGAAATGTCGTCTCAGAGTCTTCTCCCTTTCTACCTTCTAGGTAGAGAATTCCCTCTTTAATTTCAATATCGATCTCGCTTTCGACAAAGCCAGCCACAGCCAATTCAATGGCGTAGTTTTCTTCATCTACTTTGACGATATTATATGGAGGGTAATTATCGGACTGGCCCGGTGTACGATGATTGAGCTGGTTTAAAACTCTATCGAATCCTATAAAGAATGGGTCGTTGAACAGGTCTGCAGTCATTTTTCGTGCGTTGTTAATAGTCATTTTGCTATCTCCTTTGGTATTAAGCAAGATTGTTGTTTGCCGTTATTTAACCGGCTGTTAGTAATAATGTAAGGACCTACTATTGCAGCATCCCTACACCATTATTTATAACACAAAACGTGAATATACTTAAAAAAAGTTATTACATTTTGTAATAGTTGTTATTCACCAGTTGAGCCGAAACCACCTTCACGGTCGGTTGTACGTTCTGGTTTTGTATCTGTTTCTACGAGTTTAATCTGTAGAGTTTTCTCGATTAGACATTGGGCAATACGTTCACCATGAACAATAGTAGCCATGCTGTCTGAGACGTTTTCTAGCATCAAGAATGATTCTTCTTTATAATCCGAATCAATGATACCAACTCCGTTAGCTAAAGTCAACCCTTTCTTGAGAGCTTGACTAGAACGGATATACATCTTCATTACGTGCTTCGCAGGAATATCAAAGATAAGTCCTGTTGGTACGAGACATCTGATACCAGGAGGTAATTGAAATGCATCTCGATCTTGACCGATTCCTTTAACAGGAATAGCCATCTCTTTATTGAAAGCATTAAACGATCTAATGCGTTCTCCATTCTTAATACATGGTGTAATATCGAAACAGGCAGAACCGTCTGTTGCGTATGTAGGCACTGTGGCCCGTTCATTCACTTTATATACATTCATAATCACTTTTTCCCAATATTATATTTTGCTTCGAGTGTCCAATTAGATTTCTCTTTGTGAGATAAAATCTTAATTTGATTTAAAGGAGCTGTTGGTTCTACTGATGCTTCTTTATGCACAATAGAGACTAAGTCCCATTCTTCTAAAAGATTAACAATTGTATTACGTCTTGCTTTATCTTCTTCTGTAAAAGTATTCTTTTTTCCGTCGAGTATAAACAATTCTTTAAAATGTAGAATTGAGTACCTTCCTTGTTTGTGCAGAATATGGCATGTTTGATATAACTTCTTCTCTTTCCGAGAAGATATGCCAATTCTAGTGAGAGTCTCTTTAACTTTCAAAAAACTATCTGGAGTAGGAAGTGCAACTTCTATACCGACACCTTTGAAAATGTCTTCAATATCCATAACGTACAGCACCTTATATTATTATTATTATTATCACAATGCTCATCGTGACCATCCAATATATTTATCTTATTTGGATACTCCGCCTACTGCGAGCTTTGCTTTAATAACTTTAAGATTATCAACTGATAACGCTTTAATATACAATTTAGCTACTGTACGATTACAAGAATACACTTGTTGTATTGCATCAAGGTCTGCACTTTTATCAGCCTTGGGCCATTTAGAAAACCGCTTACGCTTACGTAAAGCACCGCGGTAATAATCAAATTGAGCAGCATCGAATAGATGAGCTCGCATGTTCATTTCATTTGCATGAAGAATAGTATCTTCAAAGTTTGTAAAACCACGATTAACTACATATGCAGTATATTGCTTTTCTGCGATTTCAGGATTATCATGATTTCCGATAAGATCTTCCTTAGAGAAAGATACAGCATTCATAAAGTCAAACGGGTTAAGATCTTTGCTCATTCTTCCACTCCCCGAATACATCTGGTGCTTGTTCAGCTGCTTGTTCCATATGATAATCACCAGGATAATGTTTAATGCATCGGTAAGCTTCTTTACGCACAGCTGACGGTACTCGAGGTGTCTTCTTAGGATCCATTAGATCTACTAAGAACTGGCGTGTATTATTAATTGCCCATCTTCGTTCATAAGGTAGGGTCATTCTTTACCTCCTCGATAGCTTTGAGTACTTCATTAACTTCATCTGCACATTTAGGGCAAGCTTTAATAATATGCTGACCTTCTGCTGTATTTAATTTTACACTGAAAGCTGTCTTCTTGTCAACCTTTTCGTAACAATAAAAGCATTCAGTAGTACTAGCCTTTTTAAATTTATCTAGCCAACTCATTATCGATCATCCTCATGTATCTTGTTGCCGTAATAATCATGAGTACCTGCTCGGTAATTAGCTTTACGTTCTGAAAGCATTTCAGAAGATAGTAGCAATACACGAAAACCAACAAAACCTACGAAGAACCCGGCTAACCATAGTAAAATATCATATATCATTTGAATTCAGACTCCATCATTATTTCTGTAAGGAAAGCGACCATGTTAACTTCAAGATCAGCTACGAAGTTTGCTTTGTACATATAATCAGCGAGAGTAACTACAAAACCCGGCATTGACTTAAGTTCAACCTTATCAGTTGCCATGTCGTACATGCGACGGAACATTTCATTCATATCTTGATCGCTGTTAGAGGCAACCCATTTACGCATGCCGGTGAAGTTCTTGGCTTTAAGAAGACGAAAGACTTCATCCATAGACTCTTGCTTGAGATTAACAAAGATACCTTCATCAATTGTGCCAGATGCAGCGTATGTTTGAAGCTCAGTTAGAACTCGACGGAAATCAGGGAAGTGACGCTCGATTACTTTAGCAAGAACTGCTTTTTCGTATGGAACACTTTCTGCTTCAAGGATAGAAGTTACACGCTTGAAGAAATTCATTGCCATCTTAGGACGTTGAGAGTTTTCAATACTAAAGTCTACTTCAGATAACCGAGAACGTAATGGTTCAATGATACGATTTTTAAAGTTACATGTAAAGATAAACCCGCAATTAGAAGAGTATTCTTCAATAAAGTTACGGAGAGCTGGTTGAACTGATGTTGCATTCAAATAATCTGCTTCATCAAAGATTACATACTTACGTCCACCAGATAAGGACATAGAAGATGCATAGGTAGATATTTCATATCGAAGTGTATCGATATTAACGTTAAGTGAACCGTTCTTTACAATATAATCACAGCCAAGCTCTTCGAGCATAGCTTTAGCGATAGTAGTTTTACCAACGCCTGGACCACCAGTAAGTAATAGGTTAGGAATGCTTTCATCTTCAACAAACTTTTTGAAAGCAGCTTTAGTTTTTTCAGGGAGTATGGTGTCATCAATTTTCTGTGGTCTGTATTTTTCCACCCACAACACTTCATTTGCTTTTGCTTCAATAGCCATAATTTAATCACCAATCATATCATAATATAAGAATAAGTGCGGGATTATTTAGCAACGAGAGCCCGCATCGTTCGATCTAAGGTAGCGCCTTAGCTTTTCACTTTACCAGCTAGGGGAGCATCTACTGGGATAGATCCATTAGCTGGCACAGTGCCATCTCCTTCACCGCCTTGCTCTTCTGGGGTATTTTGACGAAGGAATGTTTCTAGCTTATTACGTAGCATACCTACGCCCGCCATTTCATTACCTTCAATACCACCACGTCGTGAGACGATGTCAATCAATTGTACAACAGTAGCAATATCCTGCAAAGAGATATTTACTGGTTCTTGTTGCTCTTGACCTTGTTGTTGGCCTTGGTTTTGTACTTCACTCATATTCATTTATCCTTTTTTATAAGTCGACTTAGTATCAATTGCCACAAAATATGTGACACCTTCGCTTTTAAACTCAGAAATACCCTTCGCGCAAAGAGTAACTTTATAATCCTGAGGTAGAAGCTTTAGATTATCTGTTTTAATAATAATCTTAAATTCATCTTCTGTGGTACCAACTTCGATACCATAGTCATCTGAATTATCATTGTTGCCGTCAATGGCTTTTAGGTAGATCTTACCTTCTTGGCCGACGAAAGCAACTTCGCTGAATTGAAGAACACCGGCTGCTTTAATTACAGACTGGATATCTTCCCATGAAATATCAACAACAACATCAGCAGAAGGCAATTGAATGTCTTTTTCTGGTGCTGCATGAATCATGGAGATGTCGGCATAGACATACTTAGTACGTTGTTTGCCGGCAGTAATCATGAAATACTTATCATGAAATTCTACATCAGGATCTTTATATAGACCCAAGATAGATAGAAATCTGGACAGATCATATACACATGCTTGAGATGGGATTTGATCTGGAATTGTCGCGGTTGCAACAAGAGTTTTTTCTGGTGTTACTGTTTTAAGAACATTACCTTCTTTCAACAAGATGGATTTGTTAATGGTCGAAAAACTTTTTAAGATGGTGATGGTGCGTTCGCTAAATTTCATTATATAGATACCTTATGTGTGCATTGATTATTTATTAATAATAACATGGTTTACCCGGATTGTCAACTACTTTTTTCCTTTTTTCTTATATGATTTCTTACTGCTTGCTCCGTCAGCCGTTGCTGTAACACCTAGATCACCCATGTGGGCTAACGATCCTTTGAAGATGTATTGACCTATGTGTTGTAGTTGCATCCAAGGACACATCCATACGTGCATATCAGCCTCTCTAGACTTTTTACAGAAGAAGTAATCTTCGGACAAATAACGTCTACTCACTGGATCAATAATACAATCGAAGAATGCATGAATATCTCGACTACCATCGAAGTTATCTGTGCGTGCATGATCAGGTTTGTAGCTCAATTCTGGGTACGCTTCTTTGAACTTCTCAAATGTTGCTCGAGGTATAAGCATAAATCCTGTACCAGCTTCGCCTACTTCCATTGGGTCACCCATGTTAAAAGAACTTTGCTTTTTAACTGGGTTGAACACGAAGTCTGCTGCATATTTTTCTAATTCAAAAGGATCTTCATCGCCTTTACCAGCCGCGGCTGCTTTCTGAACTTTTTCCCAAGCGATAGTTTTCTTAGGATAAGGTCCTGTTACGATGTTAAACTTATCAGGATCTGCTAGGTTGACCGCTAATAGACCTAAGACATCTCGTGGATTGAACGCAATGTCTGCATCAATAAACAATAGATGAGTGCAATCAGAACGTAGAAATTCATCAGCAATATAGTTGCGTGCTCGTTGGACTAAACTCTCATTAAACAAGTAATAGAACTGAATTGGTATTT